GTGAACATTTACATCATAAATAGAATTATTTGTATGCCAAAATGATTTAGGGAATGTACATTCATTATAAAAGGCGTCTACATCTAATGCTTTGTCCATTATTATATTAATTATAATAATTGACTTTAAATTACTTCAATCTTACAAGGTTTTCCACCGCCAAGTCCAACGCGTTTCATAAATGTCTCTTCGGTTTCATTTTTAAAATTAAAATTGCATTTATGTTGTTCTGGAAGGCGATGTTTAGCACAAAAACATTGTTGACACCGACATGCCGTATCAGTTAGTGTTAATTTCTTCTTACATTCAGGATGGTTACACCGCTTTTTCTTCTTTTTCTTCTTTTTCTCTTTTTTCATTTTATTACGTATATTACTTGTATGATTTATTTAAATTTTTAACAATATATTACTTCAATTTTTTTTGTTTTTATCATCCGATGTTTCTTCTGTAATAGGTGGTAAATTAATCTTGACATTAGAAACTGGATTATCGCGCGCTTCACGCTCCTTGAATTCCTTCAATGCGTCAGGCTTGTCGCTAGTCCGTATATTTTCACCCTCAAAGAGTTCGCGCCTAATATCTGCAGAACTTACTATATTGCCAGTTCCCAACGATGACTCAATTGTAGACATCCCCGCCACACCTACTAAATTACCTTGTTCGTTAATATTTTGTGTTAATTTGTTACCTGTTTCAAGGGCCTTTTTCTTATTCTCCTCGATGGCGCGGCGTTTTGATTCTTTGACGCGCTTTTCGAAAGCATTGCGTGCCTGCTTTTCATTTGCATTTTTCTCTTTCATTAGTTGATTAAGTTCATCTTCCATATATTCGACGCGCCCGGTTTTATAGGCTTCGGGTTCCCACGGCATCCACATACCTACAGGCCCCACATACACATCATGATTTGGGTCTATTTCGCGCAGAAGTTTAGCACGAAGCTCGGCTTCTTGCTGTGTGGAATAAGAACCGCGAATCTTTAGCCCTCGAACACTAGTTTTGAAGTTATTTATAATATTGAATTGTTCGATTAGTTGTTCTTCTTTAGCATCTAGGAAGTTTTTGTAATCATCTGCAACATTTGTATCAGTAAGTTTAGCTTTTTCGCTTTTTAGGAATTCTTGAAAATCTGTCATTACAGCTTCAAAACCTATATCATGCTTATAGGACACGAAATTTAAAAACTGCGTAAATTTTTCTATAGATTTAGTCAAATCAAAATGTTTTAGGAACTCTTCAAAAAGATAGATATTTTTTTGTTTCAAGATATTTTCAGGTGATACAAATGATACACACGAAAATTTCTGTCCGGCAATTGGTTTATCTTCCTCCAATAAGTCAGTGTATTTAGGATTCTCGGATCCATTGGATTGCAATCTTCTCTCATAACCTTTAGACATTATATTACATATAAGACAAATGATATTTAAGTTTTGAAAAACATAATATATTTTTTTCTTCCCAATATTTATAATATGCTTCAAGAAGTGAATAAAATGTTAGATTTGGGTGAACTTATCAAACGTGCCGTTAAATATTTAGTCGAAGGATTCATGGTGGCTGTTGCCGCTTATGCCATTCCTAAGCGTTCTCTCAACCTCGACGAAGTTCTTCTTATTGCCTTGACTGCTGCTGCGACCTTCAGCATTCTCGACACTTACGTGCCAAGCATGGCGGTATCTGCGCGCACTGGCGCCGGATTCGGTATCGGCGGCAACCTTGTCGGATTTCCTCGTTAATTGAACCATTCCTATTTTGAATTATGATAAGAAAAATTATATTTTTTATCATATTGTTGAGATGAATTCCCATTTTAATTCTTTACAAATTTTTTTCCAAATTTCGTCCTGTTCAATACGTTTTACAGGATCTTTAAGCATTGGAAAATAATCCAAAAATTCTGTTTCATTTAACAATTCGCACATCTTATATAGAACGTAATAGTAGTTTAGAAAGTTTACTCGATCATCTGGACAATGTGTAGCATATGGGCGCTGGATCTCCATAAATAAATTACATAATATATCTTCTAATTTTTGCGACATTACAGGGGGCTTAATTCCTAACTTATCTTTTATGAAAGGAATATGCTCATAATACTTATTATATCCCAGCTTCTTTAGTATATCTTTAGCTTTTTTATTTGTCATTTGTTTTAGCTCTATTCTTTCCTTTTTGATTTGTTGTTTTATATCTTCCAGAACTTCAGAAGGTATTTGTGTTGTTTCTTTAGCCTGAAACTGCGCCAATATCTCTCGAAAGTGGTTTATTCTTTTATATGCATAAAAACATACTTCCTTCGGTGGTTCTTTATAGGATGGTTTTTCGTGTTCGATAAGATATGGTTGCTGGCTTGCGCAATTCTTACATACTAATATACCCTCATAATCCACTGGTACGAGCTCACCCCCGCAAGCCTGACACGCTTCATGATTTAGCTTATAATTATCTATGCTTAAAAATTTTTCATCTATTCCTTCCAAGTATTTTTGATTTTCATTCATGACATCTAGCGTCGGCGCCGCTATTTTCTTATTTTTATTGAAGAAAGAATGTAATATTTTCGTTTTACTATTTCCTTCTGATATCTCTCTTTTCTTTTCAAAATAATCAAAAATATAACGTGAGTTTTTAAGCAAATATTCTTTTTTTGCTTTTTTATGTTGTTTGATTTCTTTTGTTATAGTAGTCATAAGATCCTCTATATCGCGCCGGTCCTCGATTTTTATACAATTAGCGTTGAGTTTTCTCTGTAGTTCAATTCTTTGTTTTCGTAACTTGGGGATTCTTACTTGTTGTATCGTGTTAAACTGAGCCATTTTTTCGTGATGCTGGCTATCTATTGTCGCAGCCATCTTCTTATTCACTTTGAATTTTTTAGAAGCTTTTGGTTTAAAATGAGGCATAATACATATAATAACTACTTTTTTAATTATTAAATATATAAATAAATAAGTTTAATAATGTAGCCCCTTTTCTAAGTCAACATTAATGGCAACCATTGATGCCGCATCAGATTTAAAAGTTAGTATCATTCAACTGCAAAAAATGGCATTTTTATTTAATGCATTAGAAAATGGATGGACCATTAAGAAGAAGAAGGATTGTTATGTTTTTAACAAACCTCATAATGGTCAGAAAGAAGTTTATCTTGATTCATATTTGAAACGATTTATGGTAAGCAATCTTGATTTAAATAGTATAATTAATAATTAAGGTAAAATAACATTTCCATAATTTTTTTTTCTTTAGCAATATTATAACACTATGGGAGGAGGATTAATGCAATTAGTAGCTTACGGTGCTCAAGATGTTTATCTTACGGGCAACCCACAAATAACTTTCTGGAAAGTAACTTATCGCCGCCACACCAACTTTGCCATGGAGTCGATCGAGCAGACTTTCAATGGACAGGCCGACTTCGGCCGCCGTGTGCAATGCACCATTTCTCGCAATGGTGACCTTGCCTACCGCACCTACCTTCAGGTAGTGCTCCCGCAGATCAATGCATGCCCATCCAACCTTCAAGGATCGGCTCGCGACGCTCAGTGGGCTCGCTGGATTGACTACCCGGGTATTAACATGATTGACTACGTCGAGGTTGAGATCGGCGGGCAGCGCATTGACCGCCAGTACGGCGACTGGATGCACCTCTGGAACCAGCTCACCATGACCGCCGAGCAAGAGCGTGGTTACAAGAAAATGGTTGGGCAGACCACTGAACTTACCTACTTGACTGACCCATCGTTCTCAACTGTGAACACCCCGTGCGACACCGGCGCGCCGTGCAACGTGTGCACCCCGCGCTGCGCGCTCCCGGAGACCACCCTTTACGTGCCGCTCCAGTTCTGGTTCTGCCGCAACCCGGGTCTCGCACTTCCTTTGATTGCCCTTCAGTACCACGAGGTTAAGATTAACCTTGAATTGAACGGACTCGACTGCCTCTTGTGGGCTGTGGACAGCCTCCACGGCGCCGGGACCGCCGGGACCAGCAACAAGACCGTGTTGGGTGCTTACACTAAGTCCCTTGTCGCTGCCTCGCTCTACGTCGACTACGTCTTCCTTGACACTGACGAGCGCCGCCGCATGGCTCAGAACCCGCACGAGTACCTCATCGAGCAGCTCCAGTTCACTGGCGCCGAATCTGTTGGGTCCTCGAGCAACAAAATCAAGCTCAACTTCAACCACCCGTGCAAAGAGCTTGTCTTCACTGTCCAGAAGGATTACTTCGTGGACTGCTGCAAGCAGTACGAGACTGGTGAGCAGCTGTACAAGGCGCTTGGTGTACAGCCATTCAACTACACTGATTGCATTGACGCGCTCCCCAATGCCTACCACGCCTTTAGTGGTGTCAACACCGCCGGGCGCGGCCAGTTCATTGTCAGCGGACTTTTCGTCGACCCAGGTGCGGAGGCAGAGAACGGCACTGCGTGGCCTACCGGCTCGTACGCCGATGGCTGGTACGGGACCAGCGGGGCCCCGCTCAGCAGCGTCGGGGATGAGTCGCTTGTTTCGGACTCGGGTGCCTTCGTGCTCGCCGAGACTGCGCTCTGCATGCACTGCTGGGGACAGAACCCAGTGGTCACTGCCAAGCTCCAGCTCAACGGACAGGACCGCTTCTCGGAGCGTGAGGGGACCTACTTCGATTTGGTGCAGCCGTTCCAGCACCACACGCGGTCGCCGGACACTGGTATCAACGTTTACTCGTTCGCTCTCCGCCCGGAGGAGCACCAGCCGAGCGGAACCTGCAACTTCTCGCGGATTGACAACGCCACACTTCAGCTTGTTCTTTCCAACGACACTGTCGGAGGAGATGACACCGCTAAGGTTCGCGTGTACGCCACCAATTACAATGTGCTCCGCGTGATGAGCGGGATGGGCGGGCTTGCCTACTCCAACTAAATATGTTTTATGGTTTATATTTTTTTAAAGTATGATGCAACATTTAATCTTCATACTTTATATATGACTGAAGGTAGTAATATGATATTGACAATTGTCTTGTTGACCCTTTTTGTTTATGTCCTCTTCTCACATAAAACACCCTCTAGCAACATTGTCGTTCTCCGTCCGCCCGGTACAGGATATCGTCCACGAGTAGGACCCGGTGCTGGGTGGCGCCCCGGCTTTAGACGTAGACGTCATCGACACCCCTGAGAAATAATTTCTAACTAACTTATATATTATGAATGCAATATTAGGCTTCGCACTCTTTTTTAGTATTATTGCTGCATTATTTGATACATATTACTATACAAAAAGAAAATGGCAGACACACCAAGCCGCTTCCACTGGTGGTGATATGCACATATTAGGGCAACGTATCTCTGTTCGCAAGCCACGCGAATTACTTGTTATGATACTTGTTGTTTTTATCATCCTTTCTATTTTTTTCTCTAGATAATTATTATATGAACATCAATCATATTGTCATTATCCTATTAGTGGTTATTTTATTATTTATGACTTTCTCGCCTAGACCCAAATACTATACCTTTCGCCGCAGCCCATACAGAGAATGCGAATACGGAGAGATGGGATGCGGACCCGATTCTTGGGCACCACGTCGCCCACGTCACCCTTCACAACATGGAGGTCACCCTTCACGACAAGGAGGTCACCCTTCACGACAAGGAGGGTCCAAATGGAATAAAGAAGTAAAGCACCGGACAAAACAACGACGAGGCGATGAGCGTCGCCAGCGGCACTCAAATAGTCGCCATAGGAAACACGAACCTTTAGTCGAAGGACTTGCTGCACCTGGATCCGGTGTTGCAGAAAGTAGCGATGCCTTTAATCCAAGCTGTCCACCCCCCTCGGTTCAACCACAAGCAACAACCCCGGGCGGAGCAGGGGAAGGACCACCATATCTCTCATACGATTGTTTAGATGATATGTGCACACAAGTACCGCGCGCAACAGGAACGTACTGGACTAAGGATTGTGACGGCAACTGCGCCCCACCGCCACCGGTATACTATCCAGGATATCCTGCCAATGACGGACCGGGCGGATACCCATCCCGCGGGGGAGGACCCGATCCAACGGCCGGACCACTATATTGCCCCACTTAAATTTATAGTATTAGCGCGTTAGTATTAGCTAATTTTCCGTTACATTCTTCAAGATGAAATAATATTAAAAATTGATTTAAAAAAAAAATAGTTAGTTATACCAAAGATGCAGATTTTCGTGAAGACACTTACAGGCAAGACAATTACTCTTGAGGTCGAGGCCTCAGACACCATTGAAAACGTTAAGACAAAGATTCAGGATAAGGAAGGAATTCCTCCTGATCAGCAACGTCTTATCTTTGCTGGCAAGCAACTTGAGGATGGACGCACACTAAGCGACTATAACATTCAGAAGGAGTCAACACTACATTTAGTGCTCCGGCTTCGGGGGGGTCTATGAAAAGATTAACTTCCAGAAACGTTCTAACACCCAACCTTCTTTTGGACCAACCTTATTATCAAGCATTTTAAGAATGTTAAAATAAAATTCTTTTGAACGACTCCTTATTTTATCCTTAGATACAATGAATTGCGCCCCCGCGCCAAATTTAAAATTCAGTGTTTCTTTCCTTTCATTAAACATTTTTTCATATACTTTTTTCAGAGGTAATGTTGGATCATATATACATCCTGATAATTTGCAATCAATAATTAATTCGCTAATGTATTCAAAATCTATATTTAGTTTTTTATTATTGATATATTTTTCAAGAGTTCGAAGTAGATTTGGTGAATGATCAAAAGGATTTCCTTGTAAAAAAATAGTATAATCATCTAAATTGTCATAATTATTGTAAATATATGTCAAATAGGTATGTCCTTCGCGACCCACATTTGGAAGATAAATTTCATTATTATATTCGGATGGTAATTGAGGACCTTTATTATAGATAATAACATTAGGAAGGGACTTTGTCCATTCAATATTTTCATTATATCGTGAAATAATAATTTTCATGATATAATTGTGTAGAAATGGTTGTGTTACTTAACGCGCCGCCGCCGGCGGTACCTTTTTTTACGCGTTCCGCGCCGCCGGCGACGCTTCCGGCGTTTTTTTAACGTTCGCCCCGTCATATAAGATTGCTTAGTCGCCTTTTGACATATTCCTATCGCACCTGATAACCCATACTTCTTCTTTAATCTGTGTACACATCTATAAACACGTGTGTTTTGTGGCATATATAATATTCTA